AATATTTTTTTAGCTTCTTTTACGTTACTTAGATATCCCATTTTACGATTCATTTTAGATTTTGAAATATTACCAGTCTCTCTTGCAAAATTTTGATGCATAAGAATCATTTCATCATCCATTGATTCAGATAGAGTTATAATATTATCCATATTAATTACAAACATATCTTCTCTTGTTGTCTTTAACCAAGGTTCTAGACGATATCCTACAACACTTTCCTTTGCCTTTATTGCAGTTATGATTACTGGATTATGAACTACCAACATAGTCCTATTTTCTTCTTCAGAAGCTATAACCAAGGCGAAAACTTCTTCACCTGTTTTAAGTTTTAAAGTAGCATAAAAATCTTCTTCCATATTATCCTTTTAAATTAATTGACATTATTTCATAGTTGAAATTCTCTTCGTTGTAGATTTTAATTCTCTCAATAAAATGATTTAGAGTGTAATTTCGTTTTGTTTTAAGTGAGCAATCATCTGATATATCATATAGAATTGCTTTTACTTTGTTAGTTCCTTTCCTGAGAACCCTTCCAATGGATTGGAGATTTCTAACTCTGGACTTTGAGGGACTGGCGAAGATGACGTTGTGCAGCCGCTTAATGTTAATCCCAGTACTAAAAGTACCATAACTCGCAATGATGATCGCATTTGATTCCTCTTCTGTAATTTCTCTAACCCTTTCTCTTTCATTGGCATTTACTCCACCATGAATAAAGAATACTTTACGACTAGATTGTTTATTATTATTTATCAAATCATAAAGCACTTGACCATGTGCTTCTACTCTACTGTATAACACAAGAGTATTACCTTTCAAATCAAGAGTTAAATTTTTAATAAAATTATTTCTTTGTTCATGAGATATTAAATACTCTATTTCATCATTATAAGTTTCAAATTTTCTGGGAGTATGTTTTAATACAATGCACTGAATATCTAATTGGGAAAGATGACCTTGTTTCATCAATTCATCAGTTTTAGTTACTTTGTATGCTGGACCAAATAACCCTTCTAAGACCCACTTATGAGTCTGTGTTCCATCTAATGTTCCAGTAAATCCAAATCTATACTTAGCATGATGCAATTTTGTCATTATAGATATAAGAGACTTACTTTTAAATAAGTGAGCCTCATCACCGATAACCACGTTATACTCTTCAAAAAAGGATCTCTCTAGTTTATAGACAGATTGCCATGTAGTTATAGTAACTGGGAATTCGTTGGTCTTTTCTTTTCCAGCATAAATCTTGTGGCAAAATGAGTCAGCGTCCCATCCGTAATCTTCAAAGTCCTTATACATCTGTTCTACTAGGGATGTCGTTGGAACAACTAAAAGTATTTTTTGGCCTTTATGAACGTAGTATCTTACGAGAGAATAAATCATCAAAGATTTGCCAGAAGCAGTTGGTGATATCAGTAGTTTTCTATTATGTTTTAGTGCATCGTATACTCCCTCAACTTGGTATTTTCTTGGGTTATGGGAACAAATAGATTGCATATAATCTCTAACACCTTCATATGAAATACCATCATTTGATTCAAATGGTGTTCCATAGTATTGGTTATCTTCAAACTTATAGGTATAATCGTGCCTATCGCAGAAAGCAATAATTTTATCTAACAGTCCAACATATATTTTCTTCGACCTCATATCATATAGATGTATCTCTCCATTCCAATTTCTATTACGATACTGAGGCATAAACTTTGCACCCTCTACCTCAAAGGTAAAGTGGTCTCTCAACTCATATTCAATATGAGGTTCTGTATCAATTTTTAAAAATACTTCGTTGGATTTTGATATTACAACGTTAGCAGACGTGTCAATCACTTAACCCATGCGTCTATGGGTATTTATTAAGTTATGTCAAGCCCCCATTAACCTAGTCCAGAATTGAACCTCATAAACTCTATTGCGTTTTTAATTTGATATGTTCTATTCTGTATTACCTTAAGAATACTTTCTAAGTAAACTAACATCGTATCATAATAATCTATTTTTAATGATGTATTTGAAAGTTTCTCATCTGCATCAAGATACTTAGTCATTGTATCTTTATCCCTTATCTTTTTGGGAAAAGGATTTTCTGCATATACTTCTGGGTCTGCTTTCCCACTAAAGTACTCATACCGTTCATGACGGATGTTTTTTCTTTGTTGCTCTGCTTTCTTTCTCAGTAGAAAGATTGTATTATAAAGTTCAAAGTATTTTGCATGAAGAGAGGGGACATTCAATGATTCTTCGTGTAGATTATCTCTATCTATTTTTGCATCTCTTTCCCACATCTCTTGAAGTTTATCAAGATCAATGCTCATAAAGGATTGTTTCGTATATCAGTTAGGTTGTATATAGTATACTTGAAAGACACGTCTGCTGTAAAGTACTCGATGTCAGTATCGGTTGCATCAAAGTCAATCGTAGAAAGAGTGTAGGGCCACAACTCCTTAAAGACCACTTGATATTTTGGTATATTATTACTACTTAAAATTTGAAGTGTGCCATCAGAAAAAATATCAGTAAACTTTCCTTGAGGCCCAATAATTGCTTCTTTTGCCATATCACCAAATTGATCAAAGTTTTCTGGGAAACCTAGACCTCTAATCCATTTTTGTATTTCCATATAGTTGACTAAATCTTCATCAACCAAGAAAGTAATAGTTAAATCACCAAATTGAATCTTATCACCAGGTCTATCAATATCTTTAAAGTAGGTTGGTTGTGAAGCAATACCTAAATCTAGACTTGGAATATTTGCTTTATTACAAAAGAATGTTGCAGCAGGACATCTTTTTATTGAAAATCTAAACCCAGTAGGAGCTAAGAAATTCCTATTTTCTATAGGAGTTCCTGTTCTTTCTTTAGGTGGTTTTCTTTTAGCAAGTGCCATTATAAAGTACTTTTTAAATATTTATGGGGTTAAGAAATCTTTGCATGAGGAGCAAATCGTTTTCCAACTTTCAAACCAAGATATAAAAGATCTGTCCAAAACTCTGCATTATCTGAATAATTTTTTAATGCATCATGAAAGAAGTGTAACATCATTAATTTAGTTTGTGCTATGTATTTTTTATCTTTTAAAAGATCTATAATATGTTTTTCAAATTCACTATATGTTTGTCTACCTTTAAATTCTGGTTTTACTGTATTATAATATTTTTCAAAAGTAGATGTTTGTTTAAGATAATCTCTTTCAGTTATTGGATAATCGCCATGTTTATTTTTAAATGTAATATTTTTTCCCTTTCTTTTTAAAAGGTCTATAACAAATTCAACTGGTGCTTGACCTCCCCTTGCACCAGGTGTTGATTTAATTGCTGTTCCGAAATTAAGATTACCTGCAGCTGATCTGGAACCAGAGTGTCCAATATCAATTTTATAGGCTCCTTTTTCAAATTTTACAGTAGTTGCAATTGCATCACCTTCAAAAATATTATCAACAACAAATTCAATATCTTTCATTTTATAAGTTTCAATCTTAGCTATCTTCATTGTGGATGGACTAGCATTAACAAACTTAAGTTGTGCCTTTTGATTAGGTGCTATTTTTTTAAGAGATAGTCCAATTAGTTGTTTCTTTTTAAATAATCCAATAAGTAAATTATTTAATTCAGCAACTTTCTGAGTTTTAGGTGTAATATTTTCATCTATCTTCTCTTTAATATCATCCATCTTATATGCTGCCCAAATATCTGCAGGGTTCCATTCTGTATATTTCTTTACTGGATTTAAAGGTTTAAGAGTTGTAGCAACATTTTTGTCTCTAATATGTTTTTCAAAAAATTCTACAAAAGAATCATCACCATATTTAAATTCATCCCATTGATTACTTGAGAATTTTTTTAAAAATTCTTTCTGTTGTTCATAATAACTATGAATCCAATCATTTATTCTAGATTCATCGTAATCTTTAAAAACCTCTTTTAACTTATCTGCAGTATCTTTATCCTTCATAATATCTGCAGGTTTATTAAATTTTTTATCATGATGTAAAACTTGATTGAATATGACAGTTGTTCCTTTT